CATTTGTCCACCGGGAACCGAGCACAAAGATATTTATGACTTCGAGAATGTCCATTCTGTAAGAGACTACATCTCCTATGACAATGGGGAGTCTTTCAGAAAATCTTTTGAGTATCCGGCCAGCATGGATTCAAAGCGCTTGCAGATCCGCTATGCCGATCAAGGTGGTGTTGATAAGGATGGTGTAATTGAACTCCGTAGAGGCGTGAAAGACCTGTCTTTAGGTGATTCTCATTATGCACAGGTCCGTATTATGGTTGACGGAACTCACTACCTTAAAGGTATGGCTGTTTACTCTGATAATATGCCGGATGGCGTTGATGTGATTTTCAACACTAATAAAAAGTCTGGCACTCCTACAAAAGATGTTCTCAAGAAAATTAAGGATGATCCAGATAATCCGTTTGGTTCCCTGATTAAGGAGCATGGAGGTCAGAGCTATTACGATGATCCAAAGGGTAAGTATACAGATCCTGTAACCGGAAAAAAACAGTCTCTTTCTCTGATCAATAAGAGAGCAGAAGAAGGCGATTGGGGTGAATGGAGTAAGACACTTCCGTCACAGTTTCTTTCTAAGCAGAGTTTGACACTTATCAAAAAGCAGTTAGGTTTGGCAAAAGCTGATAAGCAGGCAGAATATGATGAAATCTGTTCATTAACAAACCCCACTGTAAAGAAGGCTCTGTTAAAATCATTTGCTGACGATTGCGATGCGGCCGCCGTACATTTGCAGGCAGCGGCGTTACCTCGTCAGAAGTACCAGGTAATTCTCCCATTAACAACAATCAAAGACAATGAGGTATATGCTCCGAACTACAAAGATGGAGAAACAGTTGCGTTGATTCGATACCCGCATGGTGGAACTTTTGAGATTCCTATTCTGAAGGTCAACAATAAGCTGGCTGAAGGAAAGAGCGTTCTCGGAAACACACCGGCAGATGCGATTGGTATCAATAAGAAGAATGCGGACCGTTTATCTGGAGCGGACTTTGATGGTGATACCGTAATGGTAATTCCTTGCAACTCCACCAAGAGTAAGGTAAAGATTACCTCCACTTCTCCATTAAAAGGTTTGGAAGGTTTTGATACCAAGGATGCTTATGGTGGAACAGTTAAGAAGGATGCTGATGGTGTAGATCATTATTATCGTAATGGTAAAGAGTATAAGATTATGAGAAATACTCAGACAGAAATGGGTAAAGTATCGAATCTGATTACTGATATGACTCTGAAGGGAGCCACACAGGATGAATTAGCGAGAGCAGTTCGTCACAGTATGGTTGTAATTGATGCCGAGAAACACAAACTGGATTATAAGCAGAGTGAAATCGATAACGGTATCGCTTCTCTTAAGAAGAAGTATCAGGGAAATGTGGATTCAGAAGGTCGTTACCATGAAGGTGCATCTACCCTCATTTCAAGAGCAAAATCTGAGACACAGGTTCTTAAGAGAAAAGGTTCCACGACAATCAATGAAGATGGTTCTTTGTCATACAAGTCTGTTAAGGAAGAGTATGTCGATAAGAATGGAAAAATTCAGGTGAGAACTCAGAAGAGTACAAAGATGGCTGAAACAAAAGATGCCCGTACACTTTCTTCAGGTACCCCCCAGGAAGAAGCTTATGCCGATTATGCAAATTCTATGAAGTCTTTAGCTAACCAGGCTCGTAGGGAGATGATGAGTACAGGTAAAATTGCTTATTCTGCGTCTGCTAAGGCAACTTATTCTGAAGAAGTAAACTCTTTAAATGCTAAGCTGGATTTGGCTTTGGCAAATGCTCCTAGAGAGAGGCAGGCTCAGACAATGGCGAATGCTACTGTTGCGGCTAAGAGAAAAGACAATCCGGATATGACAAAAGCAGAAGTTAAGAAGGCAAGTCAGCAGGCTCTGGCACAGGCAAGGAGTTCTGTTGGGGCTAAGAGATCTAACATCGAAATTACGGATAAAGAATGGGAAGCCATTCAGGCCGGAGCAATTTCTGAGAACAAGCTTACGCAAATTCTGAATAACACGAATACCGATACTATTCGTCAGAGAGCGACTCCTCGTGCAAGCACTGCTCTGAGCACAGCTAAACAGAATCGTATCGCTGCACTTAGCACATCTGGCTACAGCACTTCAGAGATTGCGGAAGCTCTTGGAGTTTCTTCTTCGACAGTTTCTAAGTATTTGAATGGAAAGGAGTGAACTAAGTAAGATGAGATTTGCGCTTACAACTTTTGATAATCCTTATGATCCGTTTGAACAGTTCACTCAATGGTTCATGTTCGATGAAGAAAAAGGTTATCACACAACTGCTTACCTTGGTCGAATTGCTCGAACATCGGATCAATTATCAGATGAAGAGAACAATAAGGAAGTAGAGCGAGCTATTGATGAGATAATCCGTTATGATTTTCAGAACATCTATCGAAAGATTACAAGTAAATCAGAAACAAATGAACATAAAGAAAAAGCTTCCTAAAAGTGATTTCGTCGGCATATCAAAAGCCGAAACCACCGTGCAAACTAAAAGGGGTATAGGGGGGTGTCTAAAAAACATACCCCCCACCCATATCGCGGCGGTCTTTAAAATTTCCCCGGAGGGCATTTTTAGGGAGCCTTTTCAGCTGTTCCAGTGTTTACAAGGGTCTATAACTCATGATATTTGACAACGGTTTCTGTGGGATCGGCTCAAAGTTAGTTCTCCTTTCGTTGAGTAGCATTGTCATGATTTGTAGGTCCTTTTAAATACTGGAAAAGTATGTGAGAACTATCACAGAAGTAACGAACAACTAAATGGAAGGAGGCATCAACTTTGAGGAAAGCAAAGCAATCCGAGTCTTCTAGGATGATGCGTCCAGCATTAACGCCAGAAGCGAGAGAAAATCAGCTTGTTTCATTGGCGGTTGACTTGGCTGAAAAGCAGTTACGAGAGGGAACAGCTTCGTCGCAGGTGATTACTCACTATTTGAAGCTCGGTTCAACGAAAGAAAGAATTGAAAAAGAGATTTTGGAAAAACAGAAGGAACTGATAGAGGCGAAGACTCAGAATCTGAAATCCATTGAAAATTCGGAAAAGCTGTATGCTGATGCATTAAAGGCATTTCGTGGTTATAGCGGTCATGGAGATGAGGTGGATGATGCTTAAATGTTATTCAGAACTCTTGCGACTTACAACCTTTAAGGAACGATACGAGTATCTTCGTTTGGATGGAGTGGTTGGTGAAGAGACATTCGGATTTGATAGGTATCTTAATCAGATATTTTACAATTCTCAAGAATGGAAGGACATTCGGAGAAAAATTATTATTCGTGATAATGGATGTGATCTCGGATTGGATGGGTATGAGATTCGTGGAAAGATTCTTATTCATCATATGAACCCAATAAGGCAGCAGGACATATTGTTGCGGACTGATTTGGTTCTGAATCCAGAGTATCTGATCGCAACAACTTTATCGACCCACAATGCTATACATTATGGAGATGAGAAACTACTTTTAACAGTTCCAAATGAACGACGAAAAAATGATACATGCCCATGGAGGCATTAGGAGGAAAATTATGGAAGGAAACAAGAAGCCACTTATGGGTGTAGTGGTAAATTGTATGAATTTGAACATTCGCAAAGATCCGACGCAGGCATCAAGATCGTTAGGCATTATCGGTTCGGATATAGTTGTAACGGTTTGTGATGAAGAGTCTGTTTCTGGTTTTTATAAAGTTAAGACCGGAGACGGTATCATTGGGTATTGTATGAGCGAGTTTATAAAACTCTGTTAGATGGAGGTGCGATCATGAATATTACAGATAGTGTACTGACATCAATCAAGAAATTACTCGGAATCGCAGAGGAGTATGAACATTTCGATGCGGATTTGATCATGCACATCAATTCTGTGTTCTCGATTCTTACACAGCTTGGTGTCGGCCCATCCAAAGGTTTCATGATCGAAGATAAGAGTGCAACGTGGAAAGATTTCATTTCTGATGAATCCAAATACATGCTTGTCAAATCTTATATGCATTTGAAGGTCAAACTTCTTTTCGATCCGCCGCTTAGTTCGGCCGTGCTGGAGTGTTATAAAACACAAATCAGTGAGTACGAATGGCGTCTAAATGTTGCTGCGGAAAACGATGACACCGATCCGGACGAGCCTGAGCATTATTCTGGATCGTACGAAGTTACGCCAAAGGCGCATCAGACTCAAACTTTGGATACATCTGGAAAGGTGCTTAGCGAAGACCTTGTGATTCATGAAGTTCCATATTATCAGACATCCAATGCCAGCGGAGGTGTTACCAGTTACATCGCAAAGGAGGGAGATTCAAAATGAATAACACCTATTTAGCACACCATGGAATTCTTGGAATGAAATGGGGAGTTCGAAGATCAGAAGCACAGCTTGCAAGAGCCAGAGGACATTCTTCCAAATCTTCAGATGATAAGAATGAGGTATCAGCACGTAAAGCTGCTGTTAAGAATCGGCGAACAATGTCCGATGCCGATCTGAAGAAAAAGATTGAGAGACTTAAATTAGAACGCGAGTTTAAGAATCTTACAGAAGACGACATCGCACCTGGTAGAAAGTATGTGTCAGAAATTCTTTCTGCATCCGGAAAGAAAGCGTTGACTGTGGCTGCGGCTGGAGCAATGACCTATGCCGTAAAGACTGCAATGACAAAAGAATTCAATCTTAAAGAGGCCGCACAGTACATCGCTGCAAACCCGAATAAGAAGAAGTAGGAGAAGAAAATAATGGCGTTATCGAACACTGCCGTCCCGAAATACTACGGCATGTTTCGTGATGCCGTAATTCGTGGCGAAATTCCGGTATGCCGAGAAATCGAGATGGAGATGAACCGAATCGATGATCTCATTGCAAATCCTGGAATTTATTACGACGATCAAGCAGTAGAGGGGTTTATCAGTTATTGCGAGAATGAGCTTACTTTAACTGACGGTTCAGATTTGAAACTGCTTGACACATTTAAAGTTTGGGCTGAGCAGATTTTCGGCTGGTACTATTTTGTTGAGAGAAGTGTATACGAACCTTATGAAGATAGTCATGGCGGACATTATGTCACCAAGTCTATCCGAAAAAGATTAGTTAATAAGCAATATCTCATAGTGGCCAGAGGTGCTGCAAAGTCAATGTATGGTTCATGCTTGCAGAATTTCTTCTTAAATGTTGATGTCACAACGACACATCAGATAACCACAGCCCCGACGATGAAGCAGGCAGAAGAGGTGTTGTCCCCGATTCGAACCGCTATTACCAGATCAAGAGGACCTTTCTATAAGTTCCTTACAGAAGGATCGTTGCAGAACACAACCGGATCAAAGGCGAATAGAATGAAATTGGCATCCACTAAGAAAGGAATTGAAAACTTCCTTACTGGATCGCTTCTTGAAATTCGTCCAATGAGAATCGACAAACTTCAGGGACTTCAGCTTAAAGTGGCGACGGTTGACGAGTGGCTTTCTGGTGATATTCGAGAAGATGTAATCGGAGCAATCGAACAGGGTGCATCGAAGGTCAACGACTACCTTATCGTTGCGATCAGTTCAGAGGGTACTGTCCGTAACGGTGCTGGCGATACAATCAAAATGGAATTGATGGATATTCTAAAAGGGGATTATATCAATCCGCACGTATCGATCTGGTGGTATAAGCTGGATTCTATCGATGAGGTTGCCGATCCGGATAAATGGTTGAAAGCAAATCCGAACCTTGGAAAGACTGTTTCTTATGAAACCTATCAGCTGGACGTTGAGAGAGCAGAAAAGGCTCCGGCAGCTCGAAACGATATTTTGGCTAAGCGCTTCGGACTTCCTATGGAGGGATACACATATTACTTTACATATGAAGAAACTCTCCCACATCGCCATCGAGATTATTGGCAGATGCCATGTTCTTTGGGAGCTGATTTATCACAAGGCGACGATTTCTGTGCATTCACATTTTTATTCCCATTGTCGAACGGATCATTCGGCATCAAAACCAGAAACTACATTTCCTCATCGACTCTGATGAAACTCCCAGCAGCAATGAGAATTAAATACGATCAGTTTATGAAAGAGGGAAGTCTTATTGTGTTGGAAGGGACGGTTCTTGACATGATGGAAGTATATGAGGATTTGGATAACCATATTATTGAATGTGGTTATGATGTACGATGCTTTGGTTATGACCCATACAATGCAAAGGAATTTGTTGAACGTTGGGCAAGTGAAAATGGACCATTCGGAATAGAAAAAGTTATCCAGGGTGCAAAGACAGAATCTGTCCCACTTGGCGAATTGAAGAAACTTTCAGAAGAGCGAATGCTCCTGTTTGATGAGGATTTGATGACATTTGCTATGGGAAACTGTATTACTCTGGAAGATACTAACGGGAACCGTAAATTGCTGAAAAAGCGGTATGAGCAAAAAATCGATGCCGTCGCCGCAATGATGGATGCGTACATCGCATTCAAGGCGAATCGAGAAGCATTCGAGTAGGGGGTATAAAGATGCTAATAGCAAAGTTAATTGATTGCTCTTCTGTATTACGACCCTACACCATCAGAAAAGTAGCTCGTATCGAATCAAATGATAATTTGATGCATTATGGAATAAAAGGTATGAAATGGGGAGTTCGGAGAACGAAAGAACAATTAGCTCATGATAGAAGCTCTATCCAGGCAAGAATGAATAGTAAGTTGCGAACACCTGTAAAAGCTTCAAACGGAATATTGGTTACACGCTTTTCAGATCATGCCCTTGATAGGACACAAACAGAATCAAGACCGGTAACCGTTGAAGGAATTTTGGATGCATTGAAAAATCCGTTGAATCATGGTAGCATTAAAACAAAAACCGATAACCTTGGACGACCAAGTCAGCAGTTTATAGGGAAATCTGCGACAGTAGCAGTGAATCCTGAAAATGGAACCATAACAACCACTTGGTGTACAGGAAGTAGAACAAAGCGTAAATATTTAAAGAAAGGATGAGCATATGTTCAGTGAAGAAGAAATAAACCTTATGCAGTCACTCGGATTGGACTGCAATTTTAACGGTTTATCTGAGACCGATGAATATTGGGCAGACATAGAAGAAAAGGTTGGGAATTTCCTGACACTGAAGTGTTTAGACGAGCATTATAATCCCGATAGTAACGGAATCATATGCGAATCTATACTGAACAAAATACCGGTGTAAAATTACTGGAGACCTCTTAAGAAAAGGGGTCTTTTTTTTTTTGCCTATTTTTAGGAGGTGAGAATTCAAAATGGATTTATCATTAAGTTCCAGGTTTAAAAATGCCTGGAATGCTTTTCGCAATAGAGCCCCTACCATGATGTCACAGAATATCGGTTCGGGTTATTCATATCGTCCTGATCGTTTTCGCCTTACCAGAGGAAACGAAAGATCGATAGTCACGTCCGTATACAATAGAATCGCTTTAGACGTAGCCGCCATCAACATTCAGCACGTTCAGTTGGATGATGAAGGGCGGTTTTTAAATGTTATAAAAAGCGGTTTAAACGAATGTTTGTCGTTGGAAGCCAATCTTGATCAGACTGGTAGGGCATTTATCCAAGATGTTGTTATGTCCATGATGGATGAAGGCTGTGTAGCAATCATTCCTGTGGATACCGATGATGATCCAGATGACACAAAAGGATATCAGATTCTTTCGATGCGAGTTGGTCGAATTCGTGACTGGTATCCTCGTCACGTCCGTGTTGAGGTATATAACGAAAATACTGGGCGAAAACAAGAAATTGTTGTTCCGAAAGATACGGTTGCTATCGTAGAAAATCCACTGTATGCGGTAATTAACGAACCGAATTCGACGATGCAGAGGCTTATTCGAAAATTGAATTTGTTAGATGCTGTCGATGAACAGAGCAGCTCCGGCAAGTTGGATTTGATCATTCAGCTACCTTATGTAATTAAATCAGAGGCAAGGCGTCAGCAGGCAGAGAAGCGGCGTAAAGATATCGAGCAGCAGTTGTCCGGTTCTAAGTATGGCATTGCTTATACTGACGGAACAGAGCGAATCACACAGTTGAATCGTTCGTTGGAAAACAATCTAATGAAGCAGATTGAATACTTAACGAGTATGCTTTACAGCCAGTTAGGAATCACTCAGAGCATCTTAGATGGTACCGCAGACGAGAAGACTATGCTGAATTATTACAACCGGACAATCGAACCGATCATTTCCGCAATCGTTGATGAAATGAAGAGAAAATTCTTAACGAAGACTGCCAGAGCCCAAAACAAGTCAATCATGTTCTTTAGAGATCCATTCAAGCTTGTTCCGGTAGCTGATCTTGCTGAAATTTCTGATAAGTTTACCAGAAATGAAATTGCTACATCAAACGAAATCAGACAGGTAATTGGTTGGAAGCCATCCGCTGATCCTAAGGCTGATGAATTGAGAAACAGCAATTTAAGTGAGCCTGGTGGTAGTTCCGTAACAGATGCTACGACGAGCGGTGAAGAAACAGAATCCAGCGATACCAGTGATTACGATGCTCTGGTTAATGAAGTTCTTGACAGCATTTCTGCACAAATCGATGACATCATCGGCAATTATACGTCTGGCGATGATAAGGAGGGAGATGATTCTTAATGGATGAACCTAAAGTTGCGGTTCTTAGACATTATGCATCGCCCTATTACGATCCTCAGAAAGCGCATGAATACTATATGCGTACCAGAGAGTTAAAAGGCCGTTCTACCACATCGCTGAATGATGAGGGAAAGAAGATTTGGTCTTATACAAAAAATAATATCAAATCTGAAAAGGCAGCAAAGGTCAAAGAAGAGCAGGAAAAGCGAGATCAGAAAATTACGGAACTTCGTGAAAAAGCAGAAGCAACGAAGGAACAGATATCTTCTCGTTTGAAAGAACTGAATGAGGCCTTAACCCAAAATGCTTCCGATAGGAAGAAAAGCATCGATACTGATAAAGATTCTGATTTGGAAGAAATTGAAAAGGAATCATCTAGCCAGAAGGAACGAATCGATAATAAAAAGGATGCCGAAATCGAGCGTTTGATGGCAATAGAAATTCCATCAGGATTATCTAAGGCTGAGAGATCTAAGCGTGTTGCTGAAAGAACCGCAAAGATTGCAAAGCTTAGAAACGATGCAAAATCAGATAAAGCAAAAATCAGTAGCGATGCCAAAACGGACAAGGCTAGTGTTCGAACAGATGCGACAAACAAGAAAGTGAAAGTATCGTCCGATACCAAGGAAGAAAAAGCTGAGAACCAGGCTAATGCTAAAAGTGAAAGAGCAAAAGTTAGCTCCGAGCTTAAAGCAGCGGTTAAGTCAGTTAGAGAAGCTTACAAAGCGGCTAAAGCTGACCTTGATTCGTCATATGAACAAACCTATCAGGATGAATTTGACAAGATTCAGTCAGAGTACAAGAAGGTCAAGAAATCAAAGAAAAAGTCTTCCAGCTCATCAAAGAAGACATCGCATCCGTTATCGTACTATATCAGAAAATAGGAGGAAAATCAAAATGAAGTATGACTTTGGTGGCTGGGCCACTAGAAATGATCTTCAGTGTGCCGATGGAAGAGTCATTAAAAAAGACGCTTTCAAAGGACAGAACGGGCAGACTGTCCCGTTAGTATGGATGCATAATCATGCTGATCCGGCGAATGTGCTTGGATTAGCTCATCTCGAAAATAGAGATGAAGGAGTTTATGCGTTCTGTGAATTTAATGATACAGAATCAGGAAAGACTGCACGGGAACTTGTAAAACATGGCGACGTACAGTCTCTTTCTATCTTTGCCAATCAGCTTAAACAGGCCGGACACGATGTTGTTCATGGCATTATCAGAGAAGTAAGTCTGGTATTAGCCGGTGCAAATCCAGGAGCATTTATCGATGATGTGGTGATGCATGGCGATGGGGAAACCGGTATTGTCATTGGCTATAATGAAATGATCATGGGTCGGTTGGAGCATTCCGCAGATGAGCTGGATAAAAAGAAGGAAGAAGAAAAAATCGAGCCTAATGACAAATCAGATAATGGAGAGAAAAAAGACGATAAGGTTGAGACTATCGAAGACATTTTTAAATCCATGAACGCGAAACAGCAGACAGCCGTTTTCGCCATGATGGCTGAATTCGTAGACAAAGAAAATCCTAAAAAAGAGGATGATGAATCTAAAGGAGGAGATGACAATATGAAACACAACGTTTTTGACACTGACAAGCGCGATGATAAGAGCTTTCTGTCTCACGCAGACCAGGAGGAAATCCTTAAGCTGGCAAAGACAAGCCAGGTAGGAACATTCCAGACCGCACTGGAGATCTATGCTAATGAGAATGCACTTCAGCATGATGCTCTTGCAAGCGGATTTGCTCAGACAGGAGATGGCAATGTAACACTTCTGTTCCCGGAATACAAGGATGTACGTCCTGGTGCACCGGAGCTGATTACTAACGACCAGGGTTGGATCACAACTGTAATGAACAAAGTTCATAAGAGTCCGATTTCCAGAATCAGAACTAGCCAGGTAGATATCCGTAACATCGATGCTCTTAAGGCTAAAGGGTATACTAAGGGAAAACAGAAGAAGCAGACTGGCAACTTCAAGCTGGTTCGCAGAACTACCGACCCTCAGACTGTGTACGTAAAGAGTGCGCTGCATAGAGATGATATCATCGACATCACCGATTTCGACTATGTGGCATACCTGTACAACATCGACCGCCTGATGCTCAATGAAGAGCTGGCAACTGCAATCATGCTGGGTGATGGCAGAGACGACGGAGATGAAGGCAAGATTTCTCCGGATCACATCAGACCGATTTGGCTGGATGATGATCTGTACACCATTCACGTTGATCTCGATGTCGCAGCTGCTAAGAAAGAACTTCAGGGAACCAATACCGCGGCTAACTTTGGTGAGAACTACATCATCGCAGAGGCCATGATCAATACCGTTCTGTATGCAAGAGAGGATTATAAGGGCACCGGTACCCCGGATCTGTTCATTACTCCTCATATGCTGAATCAGATACTCCTGGCAAGAGACATCAACGGAAGACGTATTTACTCTTCCAAGACCGAACTTGCCACTGCACTGAATGTTGGCAGTATCAATACTGCGGAGCAGTTTGAGGGTAAGACCAGAGCCACTTCCGACAGCAAAAGGAAGAAGCTGGTTGCCATTATCGTAAATCTGGCTGATTACTCCCTCGGTGCAACCAAGGGTGGAGAGGTTACTCACTTCACTCAGTTCGATATCGACTTTAACCAAGAGAAATCCCTGCTTGAGACCAGATGCTCTGGTGCTCTTACTCGTGTATACTCTGCAATCGCAATCGAAGAGGATGTAACAACTGCTTCTTCCGGTTCCGAGGATCACACAGTCTAAAGTCTTAAAGGAGAAAATTCAAAATGAGTAAATTTTACGGAGCAATCGGCTATTCCGTAACAGAGGAAATTCGACCTGGTGTCTGGGGAGAGAAGATTACAGTTCGTGACTACTACGGAGACGTTATTCGGAATACTCGACAGTATCAGAGTTCGGATAACCTCAACGACAATCTCAATGTGTCGAATGAGTTCAGCATCGTAGCCGATCCGTTTGCTTATGCGAATTTTCATTCGATGAGATTTATCGAGTATATGGGGGCTAAATGGAAAATTTCAAATGTTGAAGTTCAGTATCCCCGTTTAATATTGACCGTTGGAGGTGTTTACAATGAGCAGACGACTGAAACTGCATAATGCTTTATGCGACATCCTCTCGTGTCCAAACAAAGGACCGGAGTGTCGTGCTTATTTTCAACCACCGTCATCGGTAAAAATGAAATACCCCGCCATCGTTTACGCTCTCAACGATATCGAGAATACGTTTGCGAATGACGGGGTTTATTTGTCTGCGAGAAAGTATTCAGTAACAGTCATCGACAGCGATCCGGATAGTTCTCTCGTTGGCAAAGTAGCATCTATGCCGACAAGTCGATTCAATCGGCATTATACGAAAGACAACTTAAACCATGATGTCTTTGAAATATTCTTTTAAGGAGGACAAATTCTATGAAAAAGAAACTCGTTTGGGACAAGACTGGCGAGCGCCTGTATGAGACCGGTGTCAGCCAGGGCGTCCTTTACCCGATTCAGACCGGTGGCGTATATAACTCTGGTACCGCATGGAACGGTCTTAGCACCGTAACAGAGAGCCCGTCTGGAGCAGAACCTACTGCAATTTATGCAGACAACATCAAGTATCTGAACCTTATGTCTGCAGAGGAATTTGGCGGCACAATCGAAGCTTATATGGCACCGGATGAGTTCGCAGAGTGCGATGGTTCCAAAGAAATCGCCCCTGGAGTGTTTGCAGGACAGCAGAACCGTAAGATGTTCGGCTTATCTTACAAGACACTTCTCGGTAACGATGTTGATTCCAATGATTACGGCTATAAGCTTCATCTCGTTTATGGTTGCTTAGCTTCTCCTTCTGAGAAGGGTTATTCCACTGTAAATGACAGCCCGGAAGCTATTACCTTATCCTGGGAGTTCAGCACCACACCAGTCGAGATTGCAACCTTAATCGATGGAAAGAAGCTGAAGCCTACTTCTATTCTCACCTTCGATTCTACCAAGGTCGATGCTAAGAAACTGGCTGCTCTTGAAGAGATCCTGTATGGTAAAGATCCTTCTTCTGCCGAAGCAGACGATGGTGTTGAACCGAGACTTCCGCTTCCGGATGAAGTAATTAAGATTATGACCGCAGAAGGTTAAGAAAAAAAATAATACACAAACCACAGATGGAGTCGTATTCAGGAAAGCTGGCGACTCCTTTTTATTTGAAAGGAGAACAAAATTATGTATGCAGTAACAAAGACTTATAAAGATTTTAATGGTGTTGAGCGCACCGAAACAAAGCTCTTCAACCTTACCGAAACAGAGGTTATGGAGATGGAATTGGGCACAGCTGGTGGAGTTGCTGAGATGCTTCAGCGCATCGTAGATGCAAAAGATCAGCCGACCATTATCAAGTTCTTTAAGGAATTTATCTTAAAGGCATACGGAGAGAAGAGTGCTGACGGCACATATTTCGAGAAGTCCGAAGAGATTTCCAGAAAGTTTGCCTGCACTCAGTTCTACAATCTTCTGTTTATGGAACTTGCTACAGATGACAGCAAAGCCGCTGAATTCGTAAACCATGTAATTCCGAAAGTTGTAGATATCAAGAAGCATTCGGAAAATCCGGAGATTGCTCCTGTGGTTGCCACCATGAACTAAAGAGGTGAGCTCGAATGCTTGAACTTACGATACCAAGAACTGATCTGTGGGATGAGCGGAATCAGCGATTTATCCCTGTAAAGGAACAGAAGTTGCGTTTGGAGCATTCGCTCGTTTCACTTTCAAAATGGGAAAGTAAATGGTGCAAAGTCTTCTTATCTAAAGAGCAGAAGACCTATGAAGAAACCATTGACTATATACGCTGTATGACACTCACACAGAATGTTGACCCGCTGGTCTATCGATGCATTACCAATTCTCACATTGATGCGGTAAACGCCTATATTGAAGAGCCTATGACGGCTTCGACTGTTAAGGAAGAAAAAGGTGGTCCAATAAACAGGCAGCAGATAACCAGTGAACTTATCTATTACTGGATGACCGCATATCATATTCCATTTGAGTGTCAGAAATGGCATTTGAATCGTTTGTTAATGCTTATCCGGATTTGCAATGCGGAAAATAAGCCCCCGAAGAAGAGAAGCAAACGAGATTTATACAGACATCATGCGGAAGTAAATGCCGCAAACAGAAAGAAATTTAATTCGAAAGGATAGTGATAAAAATGGCGAAATCAAGACAGGCCGTTGTTAATCTTGTCGAATCTTGGGATGGAAAGAAAGAATCGAACGGCTCACATAAAAGCATTATTGATTTATATAACGACTTCTTTGAGAAGATCTGCGCTGGCAAATTTCCTCGTGGCATTCGTATGCGCTATGACTGGGCTTGGTGCGCTTGCACCTGGTCTGCATTAGCGGCAGCTCTCCGATATGAGAGCATTATGCCTATGGAAATTTCCTGCTATTACCTCATTGAAGCGGCAAAGAAAATGGGATGTTGGCAGGAGAACGATGCTTATGTTCCGAGTCCTGGAGATGCGATTTTGTATGACTGGCAGGATAACGGATTCGGTGACAACTCTGGCAATCCGGATCATGTCGGTACCGTAATCGAGGTGCATAAGGAATCCGGTTACATGGTTATCGAAGAGGGCAACTACAGTAATGCGGTCAAGAAGAGAACGCTGTCTATTAACGGAAAATTTATCCGCGGCTTCATCACACCAAAGTACGACGACAATACTGTTGCCGCTCCTGGATTAAGCAAGGGTAAAGACATCAAAACCATCGCTCATGAGGTTATCGTTGGACTGTGGGGAAGCGGCGAGAATCGTAAGAAATTGCTTACTGAGTACGGATACAGCTACTCTGAAGTTCAGAACATGGTTAATCAGATTCTGAATGGATCGGCGGTAACACCGTCCAACACCAAACAGGATCAGAACCAGTCAGTTTCAAAGAAAGTGGTGGCTACCTGTTCTGCCAAGCAGTTTAACAAAACCTGTGCTGGTGAATATAAAACAACGGCAGTTCTTTATTGCCGTAATGATGCCGGAACCAATAAGAAAGCTATTTGTAAAATCCCGGCTGGCACTAAGGTTAAATGCTATGGCTACTACACAATGGCAAACGGAGTTAAGTGGCTGTACATCCAGTTTGTACTTGACGGTGTGCAGTATACTGGCTTCTCATCCAGTGCTTACTTAGCAAAGTAGGAGATTCATATGATCACGTTCAGACAAAAGGGTGATTTTTCTAAGCTGACTCGATTCTTAGAGCGAGCAAAGGAATCGGTTCGTCTCGGTGACCTCGATAAGTATGGTCGAGAGGGCGTAGCCGCCCTTGCGTCTGCAACACCAGTTGATACAGGACGGACAGCAAATTCGTGGCACTACAAGATCGAGCAGAAGCAAGGTTCCGTGTCAATCAGCTTTTATAACACAAATATTCAAAATGGAGTCCCTATTGCAGTCATTTTGCAGTACGGACACGCAACAAGAAACGGCGGCTGGGTACAGGGGCGAGACTACATCAATCCTGCTATCCAGCCTATTTTTGACAAAATTGCAGATGCGGCATGGAAGGAGGTTACTAAGCTATGAGTACAACCGTTGACGAACGTGTCGTCGAAATGCGGTTTGATAACAAACAGTTTGAGCAAAATATTCAGACCAGTTTATCAAGCCTCGATAAGTTGAAGAAGAGTCTTAACCTCGAAGGGGCAGCAAAAGGCTTAGAAACCGTAAACGATGCCGCAAATAAATGCAGTGGAAATATGTCACCGCTGAGTAATGCAGTTGAGACTGTACGAGTGCGATTTTCCGCATTGGAAGTAATGGCAATTACCGCTTTACAGAACATTACCAATTCTGCGCTTGCTGCTGGAAAAAATCTTGTCTCTGCTTTTACCATCGATCCGATTAAAACCGGTTTTGAGGAGTATGAGACCCAGATCAATGCCGTTCAGACAATCCTTGCGAATACATCTTCAAAAGGAACAACTCTTGACCAGGTAAATAATGCGTTAGATGAATTAAATCATTACGCAGATATGACCATTTACAATTTTACGGAGATGACCCGTAACATTGGTACGTTCACCGCGGCTGGCGTGGATCTGGACACATCTGTAGCAGCTATCAAGGGTATTGCGAACCTTGCAGCCGTATCAGGTTCCAACTCTCAGCAGGCAAGTACCGCTATGTATCAGCTTTCACAGGCATTAGCGGCAGGAACAGTAAAATTGCAGGACTGGAACTCAGTGGTAAACGCTGGTATGGGCGGTCAGGTATTCCAGGATGCGCTGAAAGAAACGGCTAAAGTTCATGGAATTGCCATTGACGAAATGATCAAAGATGAGGGCTCATTCAGAGAGACCCTTAGTAAAGGATGGCTTACCTCTGACATCTTGACTGAAACCTTGGCAAAATTTACAGGTGATCTCAACGAAGATCAGCTTCGGACCATGGGATATACCGATGATCAGATCAAATCCATTATGGAGATGGGTAAAACAGCGAACGATGCAGCAACAAAAGTAAAGACTTTTACTCAGCTGTTCGACACGTTGAAAGAGGCTGCCCAGTCAGGATGGACACAAAGCTGGGAAATTATCGTCGGCGACTTTGAAGAGGCAAAAGAATTACTTACTGAGGTGAGCGATACGTTCAGTGCCGTAATCAATGCTTCTGCCGATGCGAGAAATAAAATGCTTCAGGATTGGAAAGACCTTGGCGGTCGTACCATGATGATCGAAGCAGTAAAGAATGTTTTCGAGGGACTGGTTAGCGTTGCCAAGCCTGTTCGGGAGGCATTTAACGAAATCTTTCCGCCAATGACTGGAAAACAGTTAGCCGAAATCACAGAACGTATCCGTGATCTGACAGCAAAATTCAAAATGGGGGAAGAGAGTTCAAAGAATCTAAAGAATACGTTTAAGGGCGTATTTGCAGTGCTTGATATCGTCGGACAAGCTTTCAAAGCTGTTGCTGGTGGTGTCGGCGAATTGATTGGTCTTTTCTTACCGGCTGGAAACGGGGTGTTATCACTTACCGGAAGCTTCGGTGAGTATCTCGTTAAGCTTGATGAAACTGTAAAGAAGACAGATATCTTTGGTAAAGCAGTTTCGACTGTTGTTGATATCGTAAAGACAGTTATTACGTTTGTTAAAACTGCCGGAGAAAAAGTAAAAGAATTTGGAAAAGCCGCAGGGGAGAAGTTCGATTTCCCTGGATTTGAATTATTCCACTCATTCCTTGAACGAGTACATGATCGCATGGCTCAGATTGGTGATGGTGCTGGAAAAATGAAGAGCGGAGTCATTGTTGCTTTTGAGATGATGGGAGAAGCACTGGAAAAATGTAAATTTCTCAAAGTCATGGAAGCATTGTGGACAGCTGTAAAGGTAATTGCTGGCGGTATTGCCGATGCAGTCGGGACTATGATGGGAACACTTGCCGAGAAACTTGGAAATGCAGATTTCAGCGGAGTTCTTGACATTCTTAACAGCATTGCTGTCGGTGGAATTGCTTTATCAGTTTCTAAATTCTTAAAGAGTGTAACCGAACCTCTTGAGGGGTTAAATGGCGTTCTCGAAGGAGTAACTGGAATTCTTGACGGGGTCAGAGGCTGCTTTGAGGCATATCAGACAAATCTTAAAGCTGGAACGCTACTTAAAATTGGAGCAGCAATCGCTTTGCTTGCAGGTTCTATCGTTGCAATTTCCCTGATCGATAGTGATAAACTATCAGCTTCTCTTGGAGCAATTACTGTACTCTTTGCTAATTTACTTGGAGCGATGGCGATTTTCAATAAAATCAGTAGTGATACGGGAAAAGTATCTAAAGCATGTACCGCAATGATTGCTATGTCAGTTGCAGTATCCATTTTGGCAGGAGCTTTGAAGAAGGTTTCAGACCTTGATTGGGGTGAACTTGCAAGAGGGTTGGTTGGAATTGCTGGTCTTACGACTATTGTTGTTGCATCATCTAAAGCCATGGCAAGCAGTCAGAAGCAGGTTATGAAAGGCGCTACCAGCTTAATTATATTTGGAGCGGCTATCAAAATTCTGGCTTCAGCATGTGAGGATTTATCGAAATTACAGTGGGATGAACTCGGACGTGGATTAACAGGAGTAGGAGTATTATTTGCTGAGATTGCTGTATTCCTTAGAGTTGCAAAATTCAACGGGAAAATGATCAGCACTGCAACTGGAATCGTTATTCTGTCGGCAGCAATGAAGGTTTTGGCGTCCGCTTGCAAAGACTTTGGTCAGATGGAGTGGAGCGAGATTGGAAAAGGATTAGCTGGAATCGGTGGATTACTTGCCGAACTTGCTGTCTTTACGAATTTGGCTGGAAATGCAAAACACGTAATGTCTACTGGCGTAGCCTTAATTGCTATTGGCGCTGCAATGAAAATCTTTGCTTCCGCTGTAAAAGATTTTGGTCAATTACAGTGGGATGAAATCGGCAGAGGTTTAACTGCTATGGGCGGCGCACTTGCAGAGGTAGCTATTGCTGTTAATCTGATGCCGAAGAACATGATCGGTATTGGAACTGGGCTCGTTATCGTCGGCGGCGCACTTGAAATCATTGCAAACTGTATGAGTAAATTCGGAGGTATGCAGTGGGAAGAGATCGGTAGAGGTCTTACCGTCATGGGTGGGGCCTTAGCTGAGTTGGCTATCAGTCTCAATTTCATGAAAGGTACGCTTGGTGGATCAACAGCATTGTTGGTTGCGTCCGGAGCCTTAGCTGTTCTTGCGCCGGTACTCAGTATTTTGGGAGCGTTATCATGGGAAGCGATTGCGAAAGGACTTATTTCTATTGCCGGAGCATTCACAATTATCGGCGTAGCAGGCGCGGTACTTACACCATTGGTTCCGACTATTCTGGCATTATCGGGAGCGTTTGCATTGATTGGTGTTGGGGTTCTTACAATCGGAGCGGGTTTACTTGCAGCTGGCACAGGACTTTCGGCACTTGCTATCGGATTCACAGCGCTGGCAACTGCTGGTGCCGCTGGAGCGACTGCAATCGTAACAGCACTGACAGTTATCGTTACTGGTATCGCTGGCTTAATTCCGGCTGTTCTTACAAAAGTCGGAGAAGGAATTATCGCAATCTGCAAAGTTATTGCTGCCGGAGCGCCAGCTATTGGTGAAGCTGTAAAGGCAGTTGTCTTAACGCTGATCGATGTTTTCGTATCCTGTGTACCGCAGCTGGCAGACGGAGCTTTACAATTAGTGGTTGGTGTATTAGCGGCTCTGGTTACTTATACGCCTCAAATTGTAGATCTAGCTTTCAAATTCCTTATTGGAATTTTAGATGGTATTGCTAGTAATCTGCCGTCACTGATTAAAGCTGGTGTCGATGTACTCGTAGCATTTTTCGCTGGTATCGTCGATGCACTGAGAGGAATCGATACTGGAGCTTTGCTAAAAGGAATTGCCGGAATCGGTCTGTTATCAGCTATTATGCTTGCTCTTAGTGCAACAGCATCGCTTGTTCCAGGAGCAATGGTTGGAATCCTTGGTATGGGTGCGGTTGTTGCTGAGATGGCGTTAGTGCTTGCAGCCGTCGGACTCTTATCGAAACTTCCAGGACTTTCTTGGCTTATCGGAGAAGGTGGAAAGCTTTTACAGGGAATCGGAACGGCAATCGGTCAGTTCGTTGGTGGAATCGTCGGCGGATTTATGAGCGGTGTGTCGAGTCAGTTCCCGCAAATTGGAGCTGATTTATCCACTTTTATGAATAATGTTCAGCCGTTTTTACAGGGAGCTAGTCAGATTCAGCCATCTATGATGGACGGAGTAAAGGCATTAGCCGAGACTGTGCTTATTCTGACAGCGGCTGATATTTTACAGGGATTGACTTCTTGGCTTACAGGAGGATCGTCTTTATCTAAGTTCGGAGAGGAACTTGTACCGTTTGGCGAAGCTATGAGAGATTTCTCGTTAGCTATCGGAAACATGGACGGGGAAATCGTGGCAAATGCGGCGACAGCTGGCAAAGCATTAGCTGAAATGGCAGCCACAATTCCAAATACAGGCGGATTAGTGTCTTTCTTCGCAGGAGAAAATGACATGACTGCCTTTGGAAAGCAGCTTGTACCATTTGGCGAAGCTATGAGACAGTTCGGGGATGCAATTACTGGACTCGATGCAAATGCCGTTACAGAAGCGGCAATCGCTGGCAAGGCCATGGCAGAGATGGCAACAACCATTCCAAATTCTGGTGGTGTCGTAGGATTCTTTGCTGGTGAAAACGATATGGGTGAGTTTGGAAAACAGCTTGTACCATTTGGCGAAGCAATGAAAGCATTTGGCGATGCGGTTCGTGGACTGGAAGCCGATGCAATCGTCAATTCTGCAACGGCGGGCAAGGCTTTAGTCGAGCTTGCTGATACTGTTCCCAATACAGGTGGCGTTGTAGCATTCTTTACTGGAAACAACGATGTTGATACTTTCGGTGAGAAACTTGTACCGTTCGGTGAAGCTATGAAGGCATATTCTGAAGCTATTATGGGTATGGACTCCGCGGCTATTACGAACTCAGCAACAGCTGGTAAAGCCCTAGTGGAGCTTGCCAACACCATTCCAAATACCGGAGGACTTGTAAGCTGGTTTACCGGTGACAACGATCTTGGTAGTTTTGGTGATGGTCTGGTTCAGTTCGGAAGTGGAATTAAGAGTTATTCGGATTCTATTTCTGGAATCGATACCGGAATCATGTCAAGTGTGATTACCCAGGTGAATCGACTTGTTGAAATGGCTAAAGGAATGGCGGAATTAGATACGAGTGGTATGAGTGGTTTTAGCACAGCACTGATTCAGCTTGGAAACAACGGTATCGACGGTTTCATCAATGCGTTTACAGATGCGAGCGGAAGAGTGACATCCGCCGCGACCTCTATGCTGACGACATTCATCAATGCGGCTAATGCTCAGAAAGGTAATCTGACATCTACGTTTACGACCATGATGCAGGCTGTACTTACGACTCTTACGAACTATCAAACCCAGTTCAATACTGCTGGCTCTACGTTGATGACAAAATTTATCAGCGGAATTAAATCTCAGGACGGAAATACCAAAACTGCAATTACCAACATTATTAGCGGTTGCATCACTGCAATCAATAATAAGCAGACTCAGTTCAATACTGCGGGTGCGAACCTCATGATCAAGCTTATTGCTGGAGTTAAATCGAAAGATTACGAAACCAGAAATGCGTTTGTAAACATCTTAAGTTCATGCCTTACAGCTATCGCGAACAAGTATCCGGAATTTCAAAATGCAGGAATGCAGTGCATGATTAAGTTCATCGCTGGTGTTAAGGAAAAAGCCGAAGAAGTAAAAACAGCTTTCACTGGCAATCTTAATGCTTCTGTAACAGCTATCCGGGATTATCATGATCAGTTTAAACAGGCTGGTACTTACTTGGTGGAGGGATTTGCTGATGGAATCAGTGAGAATACGTACCGCGCGGAAGCTAAAGCCAGAGCAATGGCAAGGGCTGCGGCAGAAGCAGCAGAAGACGAACTGGACGAGCATTCACCTTCCAGAGTAGGATACCACATCGGTGATTTCTTTGGATTGGGATTCGTTAATGCCATCGGAACTTATGCGGTGAAGGCATATAATGCCAGTGCTGAAATGGCTGATTCGGCAAAAACAGGTCTCGGAAATGCAATCGCAAAGGTTAAGGATATGATCGACAACGGTGTTGATGGTCAGCCTACGATTCGACCGATTCTGGATCTGTCAGACGTTGAAGAGAAGAGTCATCGACTGAATACGCTGTTCAGTAGATCGCAGGCTTTAACCGTCAGCACAGGAATTGCAGCAGCTCGTGGACGGAATCTTCAAAATGAAGATACTAATCCGAATACAGGTAACTCTTATAACTTTACACAGAATAACTATTCGCCTAAGGCACTGTCGAGAACAGAGATTTATCGGCAGACGAAGAATCAGTTCTCGGCGATGGAAAGGATGGTGGAAACTTGATTCGAGCAGTCACGTTTACGAACTATCTTGGCGATAGTATCCGACTTGATTTGGCGAGACCGGAGGAATCCGGTTTCATCATCAAGTCTGTAACTGGCTTGGGACCAGGAAAAGCGAACATCAATACGACGGAAATCGCTACAAACGATGGAAGTCTGTTCAATTCTTCAAGGATGCCGAGCCGAAACATTGTTATTTCTCTTGCGTATATGTGGAAGGATTCCATTGAAGACGTAAGACAGCTTTCATACAAGTATTTTCCTATTAAAAAGAAGCTCACAATGCTTATCGAAACCGATAATAGGCAGGCAGAGATTGAAGGGTATGTCGAATCAAACGACCCAACAATCTTCAGTAAAGACGAGGGTTCGGATATCTCAATCGTGTGTCCGAATCCTTTCTTTTACTCTGCCGGAAAAGACGGAATCAACACAACCATCTTCTATGGTGTAGAGGCACTGTTCGAGTTTCCTTTCAGTAATGAATCTCTTAAGGACCCGTTACTAGAAATGGGAGAAATCAAAAATGAAACAGAGCAGGTGGTTGTATATAATGGCGACGCTGAAATCGGAGTGACTATTACGATTCACGCAATCGGTGAAGCCAGCAATATTACGATCTACAATACCGGTACTCGTGAAGTGATGCGGATCGATACCGATAAATTGGAGAAATTCACTGGCTCTGGAATTATAGCAGGTGATGAAATCATTATCTGCACCGTAAAAGGAAACAAGTCGATTACGCTTCTTAGGAACGGAAAGACTACAAACATCTTGAACTGCCTGGATAAAAACGCTGATTGGTTCCAGCTTGCGAAGGGCGACAACATCTTTGCTTATACGGCTGAGTACGGAAGTACAAATTTACAGTTTAAGATTGAGAACCGTATAGTCTACGAGGGGGTATAAGCACTATGGATGTGACAATTTTAAACACCAACCTAGATGCTGTCTCTATTGTGGATACGTACGAGTCCTTCATCTGGACAGATCGGTATTACGCTTACGGTGACTTTGAACTGTATGAAGCAATGCGAGAGGGTCTTCTTGACTACATCAAACAGGATTACTATTTGCAGAGCAAGGAATCTGAACATGTGATGATCGTGGAGAAAATCCAGATTACTTCAGATACCGAAGACGGTAACCATGTAACGGTTACTGGGCGTTCATTAGAATCTATCCTCGACAGGCGAATCGTTTGGGGACAGAAACTATTAAGCGGAAATCTTCAAAATGGAATAAAAACACTGCTCAACGAGAATGTAATTTCTCCGTCAGACAGCAATCGAAAAATTCCAAACTTTATTTTCAAAGAATCAACCGATCCAGCAATTACAAAGTTGAAACTGGAAGCTCAGTACACGGGAGATAACCTGTATGATGTCATCCAGAAAATTTGCGAGGAGCAGGGTATCGGTTTCAAGATTACTCTGAATGATGAAAAGCAGTTCGTATTTGAGTTGTATGCCGGTTCAGATAGATCATACGATCAGACGGAGAATCCCTACGTTATATTTTCACCGAAATTCGAGAACATCATCAATAGTAACTACATCGAATCTAAAGCTTCGTTGAAGACAGTGACCTTGGTTGGTGGAGAAGGTGAGGGCGCCGATCGAAGATATACTACGGTTGGTGGTGGCTCTGGTTTGAATCGCAGAGAATTGTTTACGGACGCTCGTGACATTTCTTCAAATGTTGGAAGCGATGATGCGTTGACCGATGCCGAGTATATGGCACAGTTGCAGCAAAGAGGAAAAGAAAAGCTTGCTGAAAATGTGAGCATTACCTCATTCGAGGGAGAAACAGAAACAACTATCATGTTCCAGTATGGAAAAGATTTCTTTAACGGGGACATTGTACAGATTGCGAACGAATACGGACACGAGACAAAAGCTCGTATTCTTGAAATTGTTCGTTCAGAAGATAAGGACGGTTATTCCGTCTATCCGACTTTTAAGACTATAGAACAGGAAGGAGCGTGATGAAGAAGTGAGTGTAACATTTGGATTTTATAATTCAAAAGAAGGAGATCGGCGCTACGATGCTATTCAGATGTCCAGCATTTTCGATGGAATCATTCAGGACGGAATATTGCAGCATGTCGGAACTGCAATGGTTGTAAAAGAATCGGAAGCAATGATTATCAACGTTGGTGTCGGACGAGCCTGGTTCAATCACACTTGGACGCTGAATGACGCTCTGTTACCGTTAGTAGTTCCACAGTCCGAGATTCTGCTGAACCGATATGATGCAGTTGTGCTTGAAGTGGATTCGAGAGAGGCCGTCAGAGCAAATGACATCAAAATCATTAAAGGAACCCCAGCATCGAATCCAACGAAACCTACGATGGTGAAGACAAATGATCGCTGGCAATATCCGCTGGCGTATATTTATGTCGGCGCCGGAGTTACTTCTATTCGACAGGCAAACATCACGAACTGCGTTGGAACTTCAGAGTGTCCATTCGTAACGGCTCCATTGGACAAGGTCGAAATCGATGATTTGATTGCTCAATGGCAGGACCAGTGGAAAGAGTTCTACGAAAAGCAGACTACTGATATGGAAGAAACAAATAAGTTTTGGAAAGAGCAGTGGTCTACCTGGTTTCTGGCACAGACTGAGGAGATTCAGTCTGCATATTTGACATGGGAAGCTCAGTGGAACCTTTGGTACTCGGAGCATACAGCAGATATGGAAGCCACAAGTACCTATTGGAAAGAAAAATGGGAGGCGTGGTTCAACGAATACACAAGCATCAATACTGCGGAAATGGCTGACTGGAAACAGAAGTCAGAAACAGAATTTCGAGAATGGTTTGATCAGTTACAGGCACTGTTAGATGGCAATACGGCGGCAAGCCTTGCTAAGAAGCTGCTGGAATTGCAGGAGCAGGTAGATATTCTTAACCAGTTCAGTTCCAACCTTGAAAACGAATACACGGTATATCAGAAGCTTTATGACAATGGATACCGTACTTACGGAGACGTGCTCGATTCTTCGGACGCACCCATTACTGACAGCAATTTGGATACGGTCATTGGACGTACATATTCCAGTGATCTTCTCCGTGACAGCAATGGCAATGTCATCGAAGGTCGGGCTATTTTTGTCATCAAATAAAGGAGGATTCATTAAATGAAAATCACAGACTACGAAAAGGTCCAGGCGTTAGCAGCAAGTAATATTTTCCTGCTTGACGGACCTAACGGGACAAAGACCATCGCGGCAGATGCTTTAGCAAAGGCGTTAATCGGTCTTTTAAGTTCCAAAGATTTTATCGGAGGAGTAAATCTTTCCGAACTCACCCAGATCAACGAGCTGGTATCCGGTAACAAATTACTCGTCGGGACTACGGACGGAAACAAGGCTATTGCAGCTGAAGACGCACTCTTTGCTATGCTTGATGGCTTTGCTCCGGTGGAGCTTCGCCGGGTACTCTTCAGAGGCAAGAATCTTGGTACGGCATTGACCGCAGTACAGAAAGCTGCTATTAAGGATGGTTCCTTTAAGGGAATGTTCCTTGGCGACTATTGGAGTATCGGAGGTCGTATTTGGCGTATTGTCGATATGGATTACTGGTACAACTGCGGTGATACTGCATTTACCAGCCATCACCTTGTTATCATGCCGGATGAGGCGCTTTACAATGCACAGATGAATACTACCAATATTACAACCGGTGGATACGTTGGTTCTGAGATGTATAAAAAGAACCTGGCGAACGCAAAGACAATCGTCAATGCGGCTTTCCAGGGTTCTGTTCTTACTCACAGAGAATACTTGTGCAATGCGGTTGCAAACGGAAAACCGTCCGGTGGAGCATGGTTTGATTCCAGTATTGAGCTCCCGAATGAACCTATGATGTATGGGCATCTTCATTTCAGTCCGACTTCTGACGGTTCTACTGTTCCGAGTATCTACACAATCAGCAAGACTCAGCTGGCGCTGTTCATGGTATGCCCGAGATTCATCGTAAACAGATCTTACAACCAGTGGTTAAGAGACGTCGTTTCTTCGGCTCTCTTTGCCTTTGTGGGCAGCCTTGGCTATCCGAACTGCAGCTACGCTTCGGACTCTGATGGAGTTCGTCCGGTCTTCCCGGTTGGTTAATTAAAATCGCGGGGCCTTGTGCCCCGTTTATATTTTATGGAGGATAGACTGAAATGCAGAAACCTAATTTGACTAAGATCTGTAGAAATGTAAAAACAGCTACAGTAAAGCATAGTCCTGAAATCCTCACTGGAGTTGGAATTGCCGGAATGATTACGACTACCGTAATGGCAGTACGAGCTACTCCTAAAGCAATCCAATTATTGGATGAGGAAAAGCGACGTCAGCACGCAAATAAACTGGAGCCGATGGATGTCGTTAAAACTGCTTGGAAATGCTATATTCCAGCGGCAGTTACTGGAACAGTATCAGTAGCTTGTCTTATCGGAGCAAGTTCTGTTAATGCCAGAAGAAATGCAGCACTGACAGCAGCGTATACCATTTCCGAATCGACATTGAGAGATTATCAGAAAAAAGTGGTAGAAACAATCGGCGAGAAAAAGGAACAGACTGTGAGGGATGCCGTTGCTAAGGAACGTCTTGAGAAAAATCCAGTTGAAAACAAAGAAGTTATCGTCACAGCAAAAGGCGATACCTTATGTTTCGATGCTGTATCCGGAAGATATTTTAAATCGGACATCGACAAATTAAAAAAGGCTGAGAATGAATTAAATCGTCAAATGCGAGATGAAATGTATATTTCACTTAATGATTTCTATTATGAGGTCGGATTAGAGCCTATTAAGCTTGGCGATGATCTTGGCTGGAATATTGATAATGGATATATCGATCTGAGATTTAGTTCCCAGCTTGCTACGGATGGAACACCTTGTCTGGTTATTGATTATGGCTATGGTCCGAGGTATGACTTCCGTGGCTTAATGTAAGGTTCGCAGAATTTACAAACACTATTATGGAAGAACCACATATTTCAAATCTGAAAGGAGAACATATTATGGAGAACAACGAAATCATGAACAACAACGAAGAGGTTATCGAAACAACTACTGAGGAGATCGTGAAGGCGGCTTCTAACGGCGGTATGAAGAAAGCAACAACTATCGGATTGGCTATGATTGCAGGTGCATTAACCTACAAATTTGTAGTCGTTCCGGCCACAGCAAAATTCAAGAACTGGCGTGAGAATCGTAAGACGGTTGTAACTCAGCCGAAGGGCGATATCGTCGACGGAGAGTTTACGGATATCGATGAAGAGACAGAAGAGGATTCTGAATAAGAATTGAATCGATGATTCAGACAGAGGGGGAGTACCTATAACAGGGTGCTTTCCCTTTTGCTTTTTAAGGGAGGTGTCCTATGAATCAGTATATGTATGATGGACCGGTTATGGAGTTTGATACCTGCGTTGCAAATAGATGGCAGGGTTCTACATACGCGGCATCCGAAAAGAAAGCCAGGAGTAATCTGGTGTATCAGTTTAAGAAGAAAACAAACCGTATTCCAAGTACGAGGATAACCCTCCCTGGAAAAGTGGTAACGGTTAATTGAAAGGAGATTTAGAGATGGAGGAATACAAATCCAATTCCCATAAATCACGACAGAACCAGAATGATGATATTCCGGAGAAAAGAGTTGAAAAGGTTGTCAGTGGTTCTGTCAAATCGAAGAAAAAGAATGGTCTTCAGAAGATTACAAACGTATTTGTTCCGGAAGACGTAGATGATGTAAAAAGCTATATTTTTGAAGATATCGTGGTTCCGGCCGTAAAAGACATTATCTTGGATGCTGTCAGAGCATTCCTTGGTGTTAGCGGAAACTCAAGAGGTGGGAGATCGTCAACGTCATCCAAGATTTCTTACCGTAAGTATTATGACGATCGGGATCGACGAGATTCGGGAAACGTATCAAGAACACGAACTGGATACGATTACGATGATATCATTCTGGAATCTCGTGGTGAAGCAGAAGACGTTTTGGAAAGAATGGACGAGCTTATTGCTACATACCAGGTAGTTAGTGTCGCTGACTTCTATGATCTGGTTGGCGTTTCTGGCAACTATACAGACAATAAATACGGTTGGACCGATATTCGGAATGCATCTGTAATTCGTGTAAGAGACGGATACATGATTAAACTTCCGAAGGCATTACCGTTGAACTAGGAGGGATATTTATGTACGAATCAGATGATAAAATGGTGTCTCATCCGAGCCATTATCAGTCAGAAACAGGTTTGGAAGTGATCGATGTTATTGAGGCATTCACTTTCGATTTAAAAGGTATCGAAGCGACCGATACTGGTAACATTATCAAGTATGCGTGCCGCTGGAAAAATAAAAACGGCATTCAGGATTTGAAAAAGATCATGTGGTACACGCAGCACTTGATCGATCATTTAGAGAAGAAAGAAAAAATTGAAGAGGAGAATAACTGATATGAAGAAAGAAGAAATCATTAAGAACGTTTCCACGACCTTCAGCAAAGTAAGTGTGAAACTTAAGAAGCATAGCCCTGAGATTCTGGTAGTGGCTGGTGTTGTTGGCACTGTTGCAAGTGCTGTTATGGCTTGCCATGCAACAACTAAGTTGGACAGCGTATTGGAGAAGTCCAAGAAAGATATTGATGCCATTCATAAATGTGCTGAAAATGAGGAACTGGCGGCGGAGTATTCTAAGGATGACGCAAAGAAAGATTTGACTATCGTTTATGTACAGGCTGGTGTAAAAGTCGCTAAGCTCTATGCTCCTGCTGTTGCTCTTGGAACATTATCTATCGCAAGTATTGTTGCATCTCACAATATTCTCAAGAAGAGAAATGTAGCACTGGCAGCCGCTTATGCAACTGTGGATAAGACTTTCAAGGAGTACAGAAATCGGGTGGTTGAGCGCTTTGGCGCGGAGGTTGATAAAGAACTTCGCTACAACATCAAAGCAAAGAAATTTGAGGAAACTGTAACTGATCCGGACAGTGGTAAAGAGAAAAAGGTGAAGTCTACCGTAGATGTAGCAGCACCTTCTACGAACGATTATGCCCGTTTCTTTGACGATACTTGTGAGGCGTACGAATCCAATATGGATTACAACCTTATGTATCTGCGTTCTCAGCAGAATCTGGCAAACGACAAACTTAAAGCTAATGGATATTTATTCCTCAGCGATGTATACGATCAGCTTGGCATTAAGCGTACCAAAATGAGCCAGATTGTTGGTTGGGTTTATAAACCGGAAGGAAATGAAAATGGTGACAACTTCGTTGATTTCGGGATTCTGGAGACCAACCGTGAAACTGAGGATGGTGGTTACGAGAAAGCCATTCTAATGGAGTTCAATGTAGACGGACCGATTCTCGATCTGATCTAATTTTGTGAGGAGGATACATATGCGAAATTATATTCGTATGGTGGTCCTTCCTGCTCTTTGCGTATTTGCGATTATTTGCACAGGTTTTGTCTGCTCGGCAGAACAGGTAAACCGGCATGAATATATCGAAATACAGCCGACTTTAAAAGCTGAACCTATTGATCCTATTGTAATTATTTCTGAGCAACCCTTAGAGGAAACGGTGTCGGCAGTTGAAATCGAAGAGTATGTGGAGGATACACTATTGCCACGGGAAGATATTGAGCTGATTGCTCTTGTAACTATGGCAGAAGCTGAGGGCGAATGCGAGGAAGGAAAGCGATTAGTGATCGACACCATATTAAATCGTGTTGATTCCGTATATTTCCCGGATACAGTGTACGGTGTTGTATATCAAGCAAATCAGTTTTCATCCATGTGGAATGGGAGAGTTGATAAGTGCTTTGTAGACGATGATATTTGCCAGTTAGTTGAAGAGGAACTGCAATCCAGAACTAATGTAGATACGATATTCTTCACGGCTGGTGAATATGGAAAATACGGAAGACCGATGTTTCAAGTAGGTAACCATTATTTTTCGAGCTATGAATAGAAAGGAGTCCTGAATTATGACAGGTTTTATGGGATTAACATTTTCAGCATTTGCTGGTATTTGCTTTGTTAGTGGTCTGGCCGTTCTTATGGGCGGAAAGGAGCATCACTGATGGATGGCATTGGAAATTTTATATCCATGATGGATTACATATTGGATACCAAAAGAAAAAGACATATCACAGGGGGCATTCTGTTGAGTGCCTCTTTACTTTTCGGTGGGCTTGCGCTTACCGTTATGACAATTCAGAACGAGGAGGACGAAGATGAGTAACAAATCTCTGTTTTCTTTGGCATTTATCATTGGTGCTGCGACTGGATCAGTAGCGACATGGTACCTGCTTAAGGATAAATACGAAGCGCTCGCTCAGGAGGAAATTGATTCTGTAAAAGAGGTTTTCTTAAGACGTGAGCAGGAATTAAAGGATCAGTCCGTAAAGAAAACCGTTGCTGAAGGTATTAAAGATGCGGACAAAGAAAAACCAGATCTTAAAGAGTATGCGGAACGTCTGAAAAAAGAGGGTTACACCCGATATTCTGATTTCGGTTCGGACGAGGAAGAAAAGCCTGTTTCTGAAGCCGGTCCGTATGTGATTCCGCCGGAGCAGTTTGGTGACGATGAAGAGTATGAGCAGATCAGCCTTACCTACTATGCAGACGGCGTGCTTGCTGATGAAAATGATGAAGTAATTGAGGATGTGGAAGATGCTGTTGGAATTGATTCTTTGAATCATTTTGGAGAGTATGAGGACGACTCCGTCTTTGTCCGTAATGACGCAAGAAAATGCGACTACGAGATTCTCCTTGATCAGAGAACCTATTCCGAGGTAGCTGAAGATATGCCGCATCAGATGGAGGTATGATGACACGGGATGAGCTGAACAATGCATATTTTGACTGGATGTATCAGCTTGTATGTGATGATGAGTATTCACGAGGATTGTCGTATCGTAAGCTTTTATATTTGCTTCATGATACAGATTTTACGTTTACGATTGCCCTTGATGGTAATCGTTATGACGATGGAATCGATCTTCGGTACAGATTCGGAAATGAGCAGGGATACCGGGATAGTATGATTGCAAGTTATTTGGATAATCGTCCGTGCAGTGTTTTAGAAATGATTATTGCCCTTGCTATACGCTTAGAAGAGCACATCATGGATGATCCGGACATCGGTAATCGGACGGGCCAGTGGTTTTGGGATATGATTGTGAGCCTTGGGTTGGGTTCTATGGATGATTCCAAATTTGACAAGGCTCATGCCATCGATGTTATTCGGCGATTCCTGAATCGTGACTACGGACGGGATGGCAAGGGCGGTTTATTCACAATCGAGCATTGCAGATATGATATGAGAGCTATTGAGATTTGGTATCAGGCCAATTGGTATCTCGACAATATCAGATAGGAGGGCGTTATGAGCCATAGTGAGGTATACAAGTGGTTCGAGTTATATTTTCCTCAGTACGCTGGGGATAAGGTAGAAACCTGGTTCCAGAATGGAAAGAACAGTATTCGTATCCGTCAGAAGAACCATCAGGAATTTATATTTACATTCAACAATGAAGGAAATTGGCGGTTTGAGACTGTTGAAAGCTTCATGAATGGATTAAGAGGAGGTAAGAAGTAATGGGCGAAATGCTTACTTATATTTTTAGCAGCTTACGGTCATCTGAGAAAAGATTAGACGTTGTCACAAGAGCAGTCAGTAAACAGCGGAGCTTTAATAAGCAGCTTACAATCTTTGCTGTTATGACAACCGCAAACCTGGTTGTTATGAAAATCGAGCAGAAGGACCAGGCATTGCGTATCAGAAAGTTGGAAAAGGAAATCGAGGAACTTAAGCGTCCGGAAGGAGAGTAAAAAATGCGATGATCGACTTTATGGTGATTTCAACACGTTCAACGAAACGTGGAGTAATAGAAATCTATCCAAAGTTCATTATTAAAAAAAGCACCGATCTAATGATTCGAGGTGGTGATTTCTATGCTATCTGGATTGAGGAACGTGGTTTATGGTCTACGGACGAGCAAGATGCCTTGCAGCTCATTGACCGCGAACTGGATAGATATGCTGAGGAGAACCGCCAGCGTTTTAACTCCGATATTAAAGTCCTGCATATGTGGGATGCCGAGTCGGGTATGATCGACTCATGGCATAAGTATTGTCAGAAACAGATGAGGGACAGCTTTCATACGTTGGACGACAAACTTATATTTTCCAATACAGAAACTAATAAAAAAGACTACGCCAGCAAAAAGTTGAATTATCCGCTTGAAGCTGGCGATTTGTCTGCCTATGAGAAATTGATGTCCACTTTATATTCGGAAGAAGAGCGGACAAAAATCGAGTGGGCTATAGGGTCAATCGTATCTGGAGAATCCAAAAAACTGCAAAAATTTATGGTTTTATACGGAGCTGCTGGAACCGGTAAATCCACAGTTCTTAACATTATTCAGCAGCTTTTCGACGGATACTATTCTGTATTTGACGCAAAAGCACTTGGATCTTCCAGCAATTCATTTGCATTGGAAGCATTTAAAACAAACCCTCTGGTTGCCATTCAGCACGATGGTGATTTATCGAGAATTGAGGATAACACCAGATTAAACAGTTTAGTATCTCATGAGCTGATGACTGTGAACGAAAAATTCAAGTCTACATACTCAAACCGGTTTAAATGTTTCCTGTTTATGGGAACGAATAAGCCGGTCAAGATTACAGATGCGAAGTCCGGTCTGATTCGACGATTGATTGATGTATCGCCGTCTGGAAATAAGCTGAATCCAAAAGAATACAAAACGATCGTGAAGCAAGTGGAATTTGAGTTGGGAGCTATCGCCTACCACTGCCAGGAGGTATATTTGAACAATCCTGGTCGTTATGACGATTATATTCCGATTACGATGCTTGGTGCATCTAATGATTTCTATAACTTCATTATCGATTCGTATCATGTATTTAAGAAAGAAAATGGGACAACCTTGAAAGCCGCATGGGAGATGTACAAAACCTACTGCGACGATGCCAAGGTCGGGTTCCCGTTCTCACAGAGGGTGTTCAAAGAGGAACTTAAAAACTATTTTCATGATTTTCAGGAACGCTTTAATCTGGATGATGGAACTCGGGTTAGAAGCTATTACATCGGGTTCAGGACAGAAAAATTTGAAGAAGAAACTGTAGAGGAAAAGGCAGAAGTAGTCAAACCGGCACTGATCCAATTCGATAGCACTGAATCTATATTTGATGATGTGTGCTCGGAATGCCCCGCGCAGTATGCTTCGGAAAACGAAACACCTCAGAAAAAATGGGATTCTGTTCGCACGAAATTATCTGGAATTGATACGAAAAAACTTCATTATGTAAAAGTTCCGGAGAATCATATCGTGATTGACTTTGATATTTCAGATTCGTCTGGAAATAAGTCATTTGAAAAGAATTTAGCAGAAGCAAGTAAGTGGCCGCCGACTTATGCTGAGCTTAGTAAATCGGGACAAGGTATACATCTTCATTATATTTATACCGGTGATCCGACACAGCTTAGTAGAGTGTATGACGACCACATTGAAGTTAAGGTGTTCACAGGCAAAAGCTCTTTGCGGCGTATGCTGACGAAGTGTAACAATTTGCCTATCGCAACAATTAGCTCCGGTTTACCGCTGAAAGGAGAACAAAAAATGGTAAATTTTGAAGCGATTAAGAGCGAGAAAGGGCTTAGAACACTGATTAAACGGAATCTTAATAAAGAGATACATCCAGGAACTAAGCCTAGTATCGATTTTATCTACAAGATACTGGAAGATGCGTATGGAAGTGATTTGAAGTACGACGTCACAGACATGCGCAATGCAGTATTAGCATTTGCGGCGAATAGCACTCATCAGGCAGATTACTGTATTAAGTTGGTCAACAAAATGCAGTTTAAATCCGCAGATCCGTCCACAGCGGTTAAAAATGATGACGCAAAGCTGGTATTCTATGATATTGAGGTTTTTCCAAACTTATTTCTTGTAAACTGGAAAATCGAGGGTGAGGGAAAGCCTGTTGTAAGAATGATTAACCCGTCTCCGAGTGAGATCGAGGAGCTGATGCGGTTCAGACTTGTTGGCTTCAACTGTCGACGATATGATAACCACATTCTGTATGCAAGATTGATGGGTTATACAAATGAACAGCTCTATAACCTTTCGCAGAAAATAATTAACGGAAGCCCAAACTGCTTCTTTGGAGAGGCGTACAACGTATCCTATACGGACGTATACGATTTCGCTTCGGCTGGTAATAAGAAGAGTCTTAAGAAATTGGAAATTGAGATGGGAAACCTTACCGATGACGATCTCAAGAAAAAAGGATTCTCCGATGAAAAAATAAGAATTATCAAAGCTGGAACGCATCACCAGGAGCTTGGTCTTCCTTGGGATCAACCGGTTCCGGAAGAGCTTTGGATTAAGGTCGCTGAGTATTGCGATAACGATGTTATTGCTACTGAGGCGGCCTTTAATTATCTTGAGGCTGACTGGACAGCACGACAGATTCTGGCAGATTTAGCAGAGATGACTGTTAATGATACTACAAACTCTCTTACAACCAGAATTATATTTGGAACCAACCGGAAACCGCAGTCAGAATTCCATTACAGAAATCTGGCAGAGCCGGTAGAGTCGCTGGATAAAGAGAGTATGGACTTCCTTAAGAAAGCCTGCCCTAAGATGATGGAAGAGCCACACTACGGTTGGAAGTACAACGATAAGGATGAAGTTCCATTCGAAGCTCACAGCATTCTTCCATATTTTCCTGGGTATGTATTTGACCATGGAAAATCCACATATCGTGGAGAGGAAGTGGGCGAGGGCGGATTTGCTCAGGGCGTTCCGGGAATGTATGGAAATGTAGCACTTCTTGACGTTTCGTCAATGCATCCGCATAGTGCCATTGCTGAGGTTCTGTTCGGACCGAGATTCACGAAGGCATTCCTTGATATTGTTGAGGGTCGTGTAAGTATTAAGCATGAGGCTTGGGATATTGTTAATACCATGCTTGATGGCAAGCTTACTCCGTATATTCAGAGAGTTATCGACGGTAAAATGACATCAAAGGATCTCGCTAATGCACTGAAGACAGCTATCAATTCAGTATACGGTCTTACATCTGCGTCCTTTGATAATCCGTTCCGTGATCCAAGAAACATCGATAACATCGTGGCAAAACGTGGAGCATTATTCATGATCGATCTTAAGAACGAGGTTCTGAAACGTGGATTCCAGGTTGCTCATATTAAGACAGACTCTATTAAGATCCCGGATGCAACGCCGGAGATTATTCAGTTTGTTATGGATTTTGGCGAGAGATATGGATACACATTTGAACACGAGGCTACATACGATCGGATGTGCTTGGTCAATGATGCTGTATATATCGCAAAGTACAAATCAGCAGAAGAATGCCAGAAGATGTATGGTTATGTCCCTGGCGACAACAAAAAGAAAGGTGGAAAATGGACGGCAACAGGTACTCAGTTCCAGATTCCATATGTATTTAAGAAGCTGTTCAGCAGAGAAGACATCGCATTTGAAGATATGTGCGAGACCAAATCTGTGAGCAGCTCTTTATATTTGGATTTGAATGAGGAGTTACCGGATGTCAGCAAGGAAGAAAAAGAATTCAGCAAGGCAGAGAGTGACTATAAGAAAGGACTGTTATCCGATACAACTTTTGAATCCACATGCCAGAAGCTTACTCCATTGATCGAAAAAGGACACGACTATCACTTTATTGGAAAGGTTGGTCAGTTCTGTCCGATGAAAGATGGATATGGAGCTGGACTTCTGATGAGAGAAAAAGACGGTCGTTACTATGCTGCAACTGGTTCCAAAGGTTATCGCTGGATGGAATCAGAGATGGTCAAAGAACTTGGCAAGGAAGACGGCATTGACCGATCCTACTACGACAAACTAGTTGATGAGGCTGTAAAAACTATTTCTCAGTACGGAGACTTTGAATGGTTTGTATCTGATGATCCATATGTTCCGGAGCTTGGTGCAAATGACGCCGATGTAGATTGTGTTGTTCCATGGGCGATGCCTTGCGGAGAGGATAAGTATCGGACATGCTTCGACTGCCCGCATTTCAACAATGATAACTTCCATATGGATTGCAATCTTGATTATGATATTTCAGATATTGTGATGAAGCACGCAATGAATCCGCCGGAAAATTAAAAAAAAAAATAAAGGAGAATTTAATCATGGCAAGAGCAAATGTAAATGAGCTGATTATTGAGAATGCTCGTATTATGTTCAGAAATTTCAGAGGAGAAGAGACAAAGTACAACAGAGCAGGTAACCGTAACTTTTGCGTTGTAATTCCGGATGCCGACCAGGCACAGAAACTCGGCGAAGATGGATGGAATGTTAGAATCCTTCCGCCGAGAGACGAGGATGAAGCGCCTCTTCACTATATTCAGGTAGCAGTTCGATTCGATAACATTCCGCCGAATGTATACATGGTTACCAGGAGAGCTAAAACAAAACTGGATGAGGAGTCTGTACCTTCTCTTGACTATGCTGAAATCAGAAATGTTGATCTGGTCATCAGCCCGTCAAAGTGGGAAGTGAATGGAAAATCTGGCATCAAGGCATATCTGAAGACTATGTACGTCACGATTGAAGAGGACGTGTTTGCTGAGAAATATGCGGATGAAGAGGAACCGCCGTTCGCATAAATCATATTTTGAGGGTGTCGGTGTCAAAGCCGGCACTCTTACTTTATGAAAGGAGAAAAATTATGTTTTGGAATAAGAAAAAACCGAAGTCGAAACCACAGATTAAGACTACGGTACCTAAAACATTCAAAGCAAAAGAACCGCCACCTAAGTGGCAACCAACTTTCGGCGAAACGAAAAAGAAGGGAGAGAAACCACCGGAAGTAACA